AATTACATCAGATATTGTAAAGCTTGACGATAAACAAAAAAGAAACAAACAATATATATCAACAGATAAAGAAAAACATAAAAACCAATATAAAAAGTTTAAATATCAACAAAAAGTATATCGAACAAAATTTTAATACTCTTCATATTTATTAAAAAGTTTATGAACGTATTCTATATCTGTTCCTGTAATCGATAAATAGCCATTTTTAAATAGTTGATATAGTTCATTATTTGCTTCTTTTTTGGGAAAATATTCAACTGATTCCATACACCATACTAAATGGTCTATACTATAATCTTTAAAATCCTCTATATCTGATACCTTATCAAAATCACCCATAAATAGTTTTAATTTTTTAGATGTAGCGTCTCGTCCTAAATATATTTCAATATCACATGCATCATTTTTTGCAACAAAATGTATTAAACCAAGTAATATACCAAGTTGGTAAGCCATTTGTTCGATAGTTTCCTTGGATAAATATTCTTCAATTTCACGAAGCCCAATAAATTCTCCACGACCTAAAAAGTGTTTTCGAAGTGTATCTTTACCGAATAAAGTATGTAATGTATAATACGGTTTATCTATATTTTTTTTAATTATAGAAGAATTATTTGTACGAGAACGTTTTTCGTCAGGGCGATATACACGTGGCATTAACATATAACATATACTACTACTATCATGAAAATTAATAGGATTTAATAGTTCTACCATAGTTAATTTTTTATAACTTTTATGATTTTCAATATTTTTTACAATCTCTTTTATTTTACTATATTCATTACTCCAGATACGACAACTATTATTAGCAGTTTTATTGCTAACTTTAATAGCAATTGCAGGGTCATCTATTTTTTCATATACAATACCATATCCTCCTCGACCTAATTCTTTACCTAAAAATGATTTCATATATCTCTTACATATAGAAAGTATCATTTTTTTACAAAAATTAAAATAAAAGTTTAGACTTCTTTAGTTTCTTCTTCTACCACTACAACAACTTCATCGGCGGGTTTTTGTAGACGCATAATTAGATAAACAACTAATCCAAAAACTATGCTATGTAGGATTAAACCTGCAACTGTGGGGCAACCGTTTACGGCAACTGTAAATAAGCGACCGAATATAGTTTGAACTAGTTTGTATAGAACGGGAGAAGAGACAACTAAAAAGATTAATGCGGCTTGTATACTATAGAATACTGCGGGGTCCATTTTTATACTCTTAGTTTAGAAAATTTATTCACGGATTAATGTACGCACAGCGGTTAAATCCATATCTTTAATAGGCCAATATTCAGGTTTATGATTAGGGATAGTTCTTTTTACTAGATATGGTAGTTTACCTTCCTTTAGTTCTTGCAAAGCAATTTTACGTAGCTGCATATTACTTACAATAGCCATGTCCTCTGGAATTGAGACAAAAGGGATTGCTCCTAGAGAAAGATGGGTAATACGCAATGAGATTACTTCATTAAATTCATATTTTGTCATAATCGATTTTGAACGATAATCTTTTACATTAAATGCTTTTACTTTTTGAATATCATCTGCAATCGAATAAGTTGCCATCTCTATTATACAATTTAGACTTTCTTTAGGTCAGTATTTTCATTTTTTTTTCGCCAAGTATAGCCGCAATAATCACACGTATAAAAGTATTTCATATGTACGGGATGGTATTTTACGTAAAGCACTTGTGATTTATCTTTAGGTCCAGTACATTCAACATTTTCACAACGAATTTTTGGGTCTTGAACTCTAGGAAGTGTTGGGTCAAAGCGTAGATAAGCATTACGATGTTGTAGATATAGCAAATCGTCTTCGGAATATTTAGTTTTTGAAATACAGATTGCCTTGTTTATATCTGGTAGTTGTTTCTCATTGTATTGACAATACTTACAATAATGAACCAAGCTATTATCTCCTTCTGTTTTAATGTATAGTAGATTTTGACAAATTTTGCAGAAATCCATCTTCTATATATGATAAATAAAGCTTTTATATCTGGATTTAAAAATATAAGTATTCATTTTTTTAAGATGCAGTCTCTAAATGTATTTTTACTTCATAGTCCACGACTTAAAATTCGTGAAAATTGTGTGCAAACAACGTGTAAAATCTTAGAAGCTATGTGCCAACAACTTAAAATTAAATGTAGAATTTTTAAAATTTCACATCACGAAGCAAACGAACTTAAAAATAGAGCCGAAGAACTAGAGAAAATTATTAAATACGATAAAACTGGCGATGAGGAGTATGATAATTTAATTCGTCCATTAAATATGGAACAAATGTCAAATATTTTTAAACAAAAAGAGGCCTTAAAACAGATTATCCAACTATCTAAATTACCAACTATTACCGATAAAGACGGCTTTTTAATTTTAGAAGATGATGCCTATATTTTACAGGAGTTTCAAAATAATTTGTTAATATTGTTACAAACATTTGATTCCACACCATGGGATGTACTAATGCTATCTATCTCTGCCCCACGTACTAATACACAAAATATGGAATATTTAAATGTAAATGATTCTGTTAAAGTTTTACCTGGAAAAGAGGCTTATATGATTCGTCCTAAAGCCGCCGAATCATTATTAAACGATTTTGAATCAATACGTTTTACTTACCGTTATCAACTATCTTATTGGATTCGCCAACATCCAGAATTTAATGTTAAATATCCCTCGTTACGTTCATTTATTGAAGGTAGTAAAGTAGGATTTGTTCCTAGTTCAACTAGTGAAAATAATCTATTAATGTATAATCAAGAATTTATGGAAATTTTTCGCATGATTGTCGGTCAAGACCCATATGATTTTCAAAAAATAAAACAATTATATCGTGTTATCGAACATTTAAAGTCACCTGATGCTATGCATTTATATGCAGTTGTACTTCATCGTGAAAATAAATTGCCTCAAGCCCGTGATATGTTTATGGATGCAATTAATGAAATGATTGCTAAAGATGGTTTGATTAATGCACGCTCAGAACTATTAAATAACACTGTAAATATTTATGGACTATATCAAGATGATTTGGAAGAACTAATTTCAAAGCCATCGAAATATAAAAAAGTGAATTTTACTTAAAAAAGTAATCTAACTATATTTATAAGATGATTATTCCAGTAAGATGCTTTACATGTGGAAAAACACTAGCTGATAAATGGGATTGGTACGAAGAAGAAGTCCAAAAGCTAATTAAACAACATGAAGAAACAGCTACTAAACCAAAGAAAGTAACTAAAAAAGAGAAAGAACTAGAAGAATCCCTTGTTTATTTTGATGAAATTAAAACTGGTCCAATTCTAGATAAACTTGGTCTTTCTAGATACTGTTGCCGTCGTCATATGTTGGGTCATGTTGATATGATGAAAGTTATTTAAACTTTGATTCGTTGAGCTTCTTCTAAAACACTGCGAGTGATGTTAATAACGTGATATTTAATACGTTGTACGATATCATGATAATCTTGACTATCATAATCCATTTCATTAAAGATTCGTACTTGTTGTTGGAATGTTTTTATAAAATTATTTTTTTCTATTTTTATTGTTTTATCTAAAGCTGCTGTTGTCATATGGTGTGTTAAAATAGAAAAGGTATCTTTATCATGTGCGTATTCCCATTTATCATTACCAACATGAATTAAACTATGTGTATCTTTTGGATTTGTTTTTCGAATAACTCTATTTTGAGGGTTTTCTAATACTTTACCAACAAATTTATTAAAACGAATAAAAGAATCACCAGTATAGTTTAATATTTTCATTAACACCTCATCTGTTATATCTTCACAGTTAAACTGAAATCGCTCTTCTCTAGATTGAGGGCACGTTAATACATTTATATTTACTGTATTATTTGTAATATTATTAATTGTTTGAGCGTTCTGTTGTATTACATTAGGTTGATTATTACAAATAATTGGAAGATTGGAATTTATATTATTAGATACAAATAACATAATACCCTTACAATATTTTTTATGATGTGTTAAAGCACTCTGACTTGATAATATATTTTTACATTCTATACATTGGTTTGGATGTTCTTTATGATTACATATGAGTCCATGTTTTTTTAAGGTATATTTTGTAGCAAATTTCTTATAACAAGTATTACACTTATGATGCTCTATAAGTTTACTATCAACTTTTGGTAAAACTGTATCAACTTTTGGTAAATCTGTATCAACTTTTGGTAAATCTGTATCAACTTTTAATAAATCTGTATCAACTTTTAATAAATTTTTTAAAGATATATTATGTACCATATTAATATGCCTTTCATAGTTATATTTCCTATTTGTAGTATAAAAACATAATGAGCATTTATACTTATATTGTGAGTAAGTGAGCATATTATATAAAATAGTAAAGAAAATAATCCTTAATATATAAAATTGTTACGAGAAAAAGTATTGAGCAGTGAGCATAGATATTCGGCGCGCGCGCAACGAAGTTAAAAAGTCTTGATAATTTTTCAAACTCTTATTTTAAAGTTTAAAAAGAAGCGATTTATCCCGAAGAGAAGTGAAAATATAGAACTAAAAATCTCGCTCCAAAATAGGGTTATTATATGGATTTTAAAACATATGATAAAGTTTATCAAGATATATTAAATGATAAAGGACGTATTGATATTTCGAATGATGGAGCAGAAAAGGAAGTATTAGTAAATAAAATAAATGATTTTCTAGAATTGTATCCAAAGAGCATTCCAAAGGATAAGGATCCTAATGCACGTTTTTATCAAATATCATTAAAAGAGTTAATTCGCCGATTTTTACAAACAGCAATTGATATATTAAATGATTTATCAGATATTATAACAAGAAAAAATTATATTAGTGGTGCAACCTATAGACGAGATATATTTACATTATTTACAAAAAAAGAACGCAGATTATATGTTGGAATGTGGTTAATCTTCTTTTCATTTGTATTATATTTCTTAGACTCCGCTGCTTAGACAGTAAACATTTCTTCTTATTTTTTAGATGGATAAAGAGTGGACAGCTCTTTTGCAAGAAATAAAAGTAGAAGTGTTCTTCTTTTTATTCTTAATGAGTATCTTTTTTTATCAATTTCAAAAAGCGGAACTAAAGACCTTGGTTAGTTTATTATTAATAACTTTATGGGGTGCTGTTATTTGGTATTATTTACAATATCGTGTAAAACAAGAGAAAACCGAAGAAACTAAAGCAGAAACAGTCTTAAATGAAGAACATAAGGATATGATGAAAAATCCAGAAATTGGTTCAAGCTATTATCCAATCAAGGGTATTCCCAAAAAAGGTTGGACCTATTTAAAGGAGAATAAAACATTAATGGATATAGCAAATGATTTAGTATTTGTAAAGACTTTTGACCGTCAAAAATATCAATTATTGTTGGTACAAATGAATGAATATCAGAAAGTATATATGTATATTTTAGCGGAGCGTTATCCATGTCAAAGTTATATCGGTAATTTTTTAGATATTCGTGAGAGTATATTAGAGATACTATATCAATTATATCTGGTAGTACCCAGTCATTTTAAACATATTTATGGAGTGCATCCATATGAAGTGCTTCAAAAAAATATTGAAACTTTTGTTAAACTATCACGAACAATGTTACAAGTTTTAGAAAACTTCTGCAGAATGGATTTAAAAGAATATTATTTTCCAATGACTCAACCGATGCCGAATGATGTATTTAGAAAAAAGGAAAAACAAAATATTTTACCATAGTAGATATTTAGTATGGCAGTTATAAAAGCTATGAAAAAATCTACTAAATCCAAACTTACCAACCACAAAATGATGCGAGGTGGAGAAATTAGTGATAATTTAAGAAGATATTTAGCAAGGGTACAAGAAATTACAGAAGACTCTGGATATGATTTTAATTTAATCCAAAATGATGATGATGCTAAAGAAATGTTTGATGTAAAAGAAGAATTGTATAACCGTTGGTTAGTTGAACCAGAAACAGTAGAAGCTGAAGTAGTAGCAGCAAAAGCTGAAGCAGCAGCAAAAGCAGCAGCAGCAGCAGCAGCAGCAGCAGCTGAAGTAGCAGCAGAAGCTGAAGTAGCAGCACCAGCACTGGATAATATTACACAAGCACCTGAAGCAGCACCAGCACTGGATAATATTACACAAGCACCTGAAGCAGCACCAGCAGCCAATGATAATAATGAAAAACTAATAGAATATGATTCTGTTGTCTGTCCTTATCAAGGTGGCAGTATTGGCGGCAAATTAACAAATAAGAAAATGAAAGGTGGTGCAGTCTATACAAAAATATGTAATGATAATGATTATAATTCTAGAATTGTTGAATCTAGTAGTCCTCCAATTTTTCAAACCGATAAGACAGAATATGGTATTATTTATAATTATATCAATCAATCATACATATTACAAAATCCTAATATAAAGGCTTTTGATGGTAAATCATTAAATGACTTATTAAACGATAGTAGTAATAGTGATGTTGTTTTAAATTTTTTAAGCAACACATCTATTATTATAAAGAATATGATATTTTTATTAGATACATACAAAGAAAAGTCTTTAGCAATTAATATTCCAGTAAATACAGCAATAATAAATACATATAAATCTTTACAAAGAAAGCCTGCAACTGCTGATAATCTATTTTCTCGTATGGGTAGTAAAATGACTTTTGGACTTTTTAATAGAAATACAAAAGCTGCTCCTTCCACAGCTCTCCCGCAGCCCCTCGCCCTCCCCGTCGCCGGAGGGGGTCAGCGTCGCTCCAATAAATCAAAATCTAAACGCGGTGGTTTTTTAGATACAGC